CTAAATCTCTATAATTAATATTACCTAGATTATCACTTGTAACCATTAATCTATCATCATAAATTTCTGCTATCCCTTCATGTCTTAATGTTCCTGTTGTATGTAGTTTGGCAGTTGGAGAAGTTCCAATTCCTAATCTATCATTAACCTCATCATAAACACTATTAGCACCAAGATATATTTTACCTTTTGTGGCATGACTTGTTGAATGTAAAACTAAATTCTCACTTGCTACTGTACTACCATAAACAGTTTGTCCTCCTGAACGTCCTGCAAGTAAAGCATATTGAGTATGCACATCTCCAACAGTTAAATTAGTTGTTGAATTATGGTCAATACCTGAAAAATTAGTTCCGTCAAAAGTTGGGCTTGCTCCATTTACTACACTTTGGTCTATATAAGTATGGCTCGCTCCACTTTCTCCAATATGAGTATAAGCAGAATCCCAATTAACTGAACTATCTGTAATTATAGTTAATGCACCTGTACCTGTTGTTACTTTTAGTAACCCAGTAGCTAAAGCTGTTGATATATTAGTAATAGCAGTTTGGACAAAATGCTGATTTGCCGCATAATTTGTTATAGTATTATGGTCAATATCAGTGGTAAGATTATGCGTATTTGTAAGTGCGTTATGGTCAATACCGCTATCTTCAATTGTTACTACGCCAGCAACCGCATTAAAATCTGTATTATCAAAAGTACATACTCCTTTAGTTACCCCGTCGTCATCTGCATTAGGTAAAGCAGTTGCTGGAATCCCGCTAAAATTAGTACCTGTAAATGTTGGAGTTGCACCACTCACTACACTTTGATCAATATAAGTATGGCTCGCTCCACTTTCTGATATATGAGCAACTGCTAAATCCCAGTTAGTTTGTGTTACTGCTACATTAATATCTCCTGTATCAATATTTACATTTGTCAAAGCAAAATTACCCATACTCCAAGCACCTCCTAAAGCCCTTGAACCATTTACTAATAAATATTGTGTGTGGTCATCATCTCCAAGTCCTGCTAATCCTCCGTGATCAGATACAATCCTATCATCTACATATTTTTTATTTGGAATATCATCATCAGCAGTTACTAGATTTTCATAATCTGCGGTTAACACACTTATTGTCCCATTCGATTCTATTGTTACTCTGTTCGCTGAGCCTGATCTTAAGATCGTATCGTTATAATAACCGACTTCTACATTATTAGTTGCATCCATTTTAACTAAGTTCCCCCAGTTCCCACCAGTAAGTTTCCCAGCAAGTGCGAAATCGTTAAACATTAGTATATCTCCATTTACCGTTAGTTTGCTATCGGGTACTAATGTGTTAATACCTAATCTATCATTAACCTCGTCATAAGCACTATTAGCTCCAAGATATATTTTCCCTTTTGTTGCATTACTCGTTGAGGCTAAAACTAAATTCTCACTTGCTAATGTGCTTCCATAAACAGTTTGTCCTCCGCTTCTTCCAGCTAATAATAAATATTGTGCATGGTCGTCATCTGCTAATCCACTTATAGATCCATGATCTATATCAGTGGTTAGATTATGCGTATTTAATAAATTATTATGATCAACATTCGCCTCAGCTATATCAACTGAAAATCCTGCTCCTATAATTGCGTTTGTTGTTGTTCCGCCTAATATTATCTTATTCGATCCTGCTGTAATATCCCCCTTAGTTACAGTGGGCTCGAACCCTGTATGACCAGCACTAGCATAATCAAGATTAGATATAGCACTGTGGGCGATATCACCTTCCGTAAAATGGATTGTGGCATTACCAATATGTGTATCTATTTGAGCATGGGTATTAGTTCCTATATTCTTAATTGAAGTATGATCTAGCTCTGTTTGATCTATAGCGATGATGTCATCAATTAGCGTAATAGGCGAAGTAGCCCCCAAGGTAAAGAACTCAATAGCGTTTGTTGCAGGGTTGACTCTGCATATTTTATTTGCCTGGGCAACATAAGTTGCTGGGGTATCCGTTAACTCAAGGAATGTCTCTATGCCACCACCTCCACCCTGTGATTTTGTAAAAATAGGCATTGGTTATACACGAAACTCTAGTGGTTTTCTTGAATTTAGAACTTTTTCGCATAAATATTACCGAGAATACTTTTATTATATATATTTTCTTCCTTTTTTACAAAATTACTTGTATGAGATTTTTCCAGGCAATACACTAAACTATCTACTTCATCGTCATGCTCACAATCTGGAAAACTAACCAAGGTATCAATGAGCCTAGTCATCATCACGTGTAAATGTACCTCTCCCCGCTCAAAACTTGCTTCGTGCATTTGCAATCTTGCAGTCTTGTCTTTGCCCTGTGGCGATACTGCTATAACAGGGATATTACGATCAAGATTATTAACGTTATCGAATGTAACTTTTCCAGCTTTCCAATCTAATATATACTGATAGACTGCTACTTGATTAAGGACTTTTTCTATTCCTACCATGTGGGCTTCTCTGTGTTTTTGCCAAGTTTGGATAACTAGTTCGGCTTGTTCCCTTTGGCTTTTTCTCCCTATTTGTGTCTCTAAAATATATCTATGAATATCCTTCTCCCAATATCCCATAACACATAATCCATAGTAATCAGAACTCTTACTCTCTCCTGATTGCGGATCAAACATTATTACCTTCTTCATATTCGCCCCTCTCGGCAATATTATATATGTGGAAGCTTCTAACCACTTTCTTTTAATTAGACTTGTCTCCTCGTTAACGGGGTTATTCATGTATTCTTGCGAGAACATTCTAGTCCCATATTTCTCTTTCATCTGACCAAGATAATCAAGCGAATAAACATCTTCCCAGATACTTTTACCGTTTTCTATAGCTTTTTTAAAAATACCTCCATGTTTTTTATAAAATTTAAGTATTTGAGCAGTCGTTGAAATAACTGTGCCTATCATCTTTATTTTTCCTCTTTCAACATCCTTCGAAGGCACAATTACATTATATAGCCATTCTTGATACTTAAGTCTTCTGTCTGCTGATCGTACCATTTCGTCATCTTCGCAATCATCGAGTATTATCTTAGTAGGTCTTTGGTTTTTAATATTAACGCCTCGCCCCTTACACGCTCCTCTCGCTATAACGTTAATTTTATTTCTTGTTTCAAAATGTTTGTTCGTCCATTTTCTATCGTTATGAGAATTAGGCACTAAATCACCATATACCTCGACTAACAGCTCATTATTTTCTAGCTCTGCCTTAATACTCTCAAAATGGAATTGTGCGTCTGTGATCGTATTAGATACATATAAGATTACTGGCTCTAGTGCATATACTATATCATGCAGAGTATCTATCTTCTCCCATGTTGTTTTTCCAAAGCCCCTAGGATAAATAATAGTGCTATCATTATTATTAGATATTTCAGTAATAAGATCTAAATGGCATTGTGCTATTTTAGACTTGATTATATGTGGAAAAAAAAACTTAGCGAAAAGATGTAAATTCCCCTTAGTCCTTAATAATTCAAATAAAAAATACTTTTTATCCTCATCAGGTACTTGCAGATATGACATTATAAATTTTTGTTGGCTTATCATTTAATATAATTTTACCATTTTTTAAGTCTTCTAATATTTCTCTTGTTTTATCTGATATTACAGTGTTAGCAATAGGTGTCTTGTGTTCATTGGTGTTGCAGTATCCTCTCCTCGCTCCTTGCGTTTTAAGAAAAAATATTATAGCAGTTATGTTTTTTTCCATGATTAAACTCATAAGCTTATGCTCTACCACGTCAAGGGTAAGCTCCCTTATATTATCAATCTTTTTTTTAAATTCTTCGTCGTGCCTATAATATTTATAAAATATATCTCGTGTACACCCAACCGCACGACACGCAGAGGCTACAATACCATAGCTTTTTGTCATCGCTTCAATTAACAATTCTTTTCGTTTATCTATTTTCCCTTTAATAGCGACCGCTCTGTGGAGGGGTTTCTTCTTCTTAATTTTTACCATATCTTAAATTTTCTTTGCTGTAAGACCAGTAAAATCTTCCCACCTTTTAATTATAATGTCAATATAATAAGGATCTATCTCTATCATATAATAGGAATTGTTGCACCTTCTATCTCCATTTCTTCTAACACGAATTTTCGCTGATGTCCGTCTACTATGTAATTTTTACCGCTATCATCAGTCCAAACACAGAATGGCACTAAAAAACCGTTTTTAATAAAGTTCTTTTTTAATTTATCCAAAGCTCCGATTGACAATGTTTTTAAATTCTTTTGTAAATTAAATAATTCGGAAAGTTTTATTTTACCGTCTTTAATTATTTTTAGATTGATTTTACTCATTTCTGCTTTTTATATTATATTTTTTAAAGATATATATTTGACATAATGATAAGTAGCTCTTCGTATAGTACCTACATTAATGGGTTAGTACGCACGTTATTTTTTTTCTATTGTTAAGTAGTTTTTTATACTGCGTATAGTAATATAATTATTATATTAAATAATAATTACTCCCCTTTTATATTATATTTTTTGTTGTAATTGTATTTTCCCGCAAAAATAAATGTTTTTAGCTCAATTAAAGTTGTAGAAATTTCCGATAGGATGAATGAATGTCTCTCTACTACCTTAGACGTATCTACTGCTATTTTATTGTAGCTTTCTGTTATTTTAATAAAATTGCGTGTTGTGGTCCGTTGATCCTTATACATAAGCAAGCACACGACGAATAACATCCCAGTAAAAGCAATAATTCCTCCTTGCTCAATAAGATAGTAAGCAGTATTCACAAGCGGTTCTTCCATATTATTTGTAATTTAATAATTATCTATAAAACAATAAGCATATAAATGTTGAATCATATTGTCAAAAAAGTCAAGTACATACTTTATATGAACTGATTGGTAGTGTATTTATAAATATAAGAATGATATATTTATTCTAATGTTAACACTGTTTAATAACCACTTCCGTAGGGGTTTACCTTGTCCATCCAAAAAACTTGTTTACAATTATTCTTTGGATAAATAGAAAAATTCTCCTTACCAGTTATTCTTTTTGTCTGGTAATATCCCAAAAATTTTTTCCTTTATTATTTTTATTTCTCTCGAAATTATAAATTGCTCTTTCTCTAGTTTTTCTAGTCTTAATATGATTTCGTTGAGTTTAAC